GTGGCGGCCGCCAATGTTAGCGGACATTTGGGACAAACGTTGTGCGAGGAGTTATTGCCCGTGATTCGCCTGCGGGGTCGTGCAGGATTGGTTAACCCAGTTGCATGACCTCGACCTTTATTACGAGTCTTTGCGAGATTCGCTTTTGCGTGACACCGAGGAGCTGATAGCCCGCTGGGCAGACAGTGGCATCACGGCCCAGCTGGTTATAGGCCATCGCCGCGAGGAGGCGCTGAGACGTTTGGCGGCCAGCGGCGATCCCCGCTATGCCTGTGGCTTGATGCCCGTCGATGTCGCCCAGTTGGATGACAAGCAGATGCTACAACAGGTACGCCTAGAAAATGCCGAGCGTAAGCAACTGTCAGCTGTGGAGCAGCTGTTTTACATTGATGAAGCGTACAAAATATTGGGAGAGGGAGCCACGCAGAAAAAGGTAGCGGCGTTTTTCAACATGAACCCTAGCACCTTCAGAAACCTTTGCCGCTTAAAGGATTTGCCCGACGACGTGGCGGCCGCCAATGTTAGCGGACATTTGGGACAAACGTTGTGCGAGGAGTTATTACCCGGGATTCGCCTGCGGGAGCATTTGCGCACAGAAAGAGAGTTGGGCGAAGAAGCCACGTACTCTTGGCCGCCCGCCAAGCCTAGCGTTTTTATTGACCATTGCCTAGAGAATCAGGTTAGCCGCTCGACTATACAAAGCTATATTGACGATTTGGTCAGCTCTGCGGGTCGTGCAATTCCGCCGCAATATTTAGAAACGGATGTGGCGGCCGACGGGGTGATACAGCCCAGCTGCAAGCGATGCCCTGCGGCCGTTCAGAAGAACTGCTTTAACCATGATTGTTTTGAGATCAAGCGCTATGCTGTGGCCCGAGCATACGCGGCCGAGCGGTTGCCAAACATCGCTTGGTCAGATGATATGAAAGACTTTAGCCAGATTCCCGCTAGTGCACTCAAGCAAATCATCGAGGAGAATCCAGACGATCCCAATCTGGTGGTGGGTGTTTACTGTAACTACGCCCTGCGCCCGTTTTACGACCAAATGCACGCCACAAGCTATTCTGACACCCACAAGCAGATCGCTTATGGGTACAAGGGTGAGTTGCCCGCCCAGCCCAGCGACGACGCACCCGCTGTGCAATCGCCAGAGCTTGGCATCAGTGTTATAGATATACGATCCTCTTACAATGCAGAAATGAACAAGTTAAAAGATCGCATAACAGCACATTACACCGAGCAAGCAAGGAATGTTTTTCGCAGATTGCCGCAATGGTTTGCTTCCACCTTGCTGACCGATTATTACAACTACGATGCAGCACAAACACCTGAGCGCATTGGAGATAGCTACACGCGATATTACAAAAAATTCTTAAAATCGTTAACAGTATTTGAACCACTGCCACTGAATGGGCTAGAGGCCGCTTTGTGGGCGATCAACTTGTGGCCCTACTATGAGAGTGATTGGAGAGATTGTTACACCCTGTTTGCTGACGCAGGTTGGTGGGACACCATCAGTGCGGCCGAGTTGCCCGACGATGTGCAAAAGTGTGTAGATTATCTCGAATCGGTTTGCAGTGTCCGCTAGCGGACACTGTGCCAATCCAATTGTGGCCGCGTTCGTTGCAAAACCGCCACCAGCTCCCCCGTGCGCTGGTGGCGTTCGCAATAGGCTATTAACCCCTCGACTAGCTCCCCCTTGCTTTGGTGTCTGAATTGCTCGACCGATAGATCGAGATCGAAGACAACCCCCCCCAGCTCCGACATATCAAAATGGTCACACAGTAGCGCCTTGATTCTATGACGGTCAAATGGCGTGTGACTCTTTAGTTGCTCCACCTCGCGCCGCAGGTGGGCTGTTTCCCGTTCCAACTGGTCAATGCGCCCGTGCAATGCTGTCGCCCCTAAATCGAGGCGGTTTTGTGCATCTGATAGGGTGTGATTGTTCTTTAGCAACACGTACCCCACGCTCAGCGCGATGCACACAATTAGCACAACCCCCATGATGAGCGCTGTCCCCTCGCCCATTACCGCACTTTAAAGCTTTCGGTGTTGTTGTCGAACCCTAGCGGCCGCAAATCAACACACGTGGCGGCGCAGATAACCATAGCGCCAGCATAAAACGGGTTGGCGTGCAAGTTGGCTGATGTGCAATTCCCGTAACTGGCAAACGAGCTGGTGACATTGTGCCAGCCGTAAGCCCCTAAATCAGGAATGCCGAAGATGGCCGCGCCGTCGCAACCTGACCCGCTGGTGGTGATGGTGAATGTCGCGCCGCCCCAGTCGGGCCACGCATAAGCGCGGGCCAAGATGGTGGCTGTGCTTTGCTCCTGCCCCTCTTGCCATGCCAAGGCATACCCCGCCACGCTGGCATCATACGCCCCCCAGCGGTAGCCGTTGTCGCACCACACCCAATGGGGTTCTGTGTCGGCTCGCGTTATGTGGGCCACGCAGTTGGGCGCACGCTCGGCCGCGCCGATCAGCCCCGCCGCCGCGTCGTCTAAATGGCTCGCGTCTTGAAAGTACACAATCACTTTTTGTACATCCATCGCTTGGGGCATCTGCGCGGCCGTGATGTGTACAGTGACCGATGACGGGGGTGGGGTGGTGGTTTGGTAAATGAGCAAGGCCAACGTTGCCAGTGTGCCAAATATCACCAACAGCCATGCCCGTTTTGGCCTAATCACTTGGGTCAGAGCGCCTAACCCGAGTAAGGTATTTAATGTCGATTGCATCAGGTAAAAAACGCCTCCCCGTTACTAGATATAAAGTGTGACCAGCTCCAAGCGGCATGATCGACTTGACCGCTGTGGCGGGTTTGCTGGGTGGCTAGCGGTCGGGGGTACAATTTGCCGTTATTGATGCCCAATGAAAAGTTGTTAGATTGAGAGACGCAACGCACCCCATAGTTTTTACTGCCCCAAATCACCCCAGCGCAACGCGGTGCGAACGCCTCCACATTGGGCAAGCCTGTTTGGACCGCTTGCACCCCGTTGAGGTAATCACCCTCTGCCCAAATATGTGTGGCGTGGTTTAGGCTGACGTGCCCGCCGTACCAATACAGCAGGGTGTTGTGATCGGTTGCCCACTTGATTGTCAGCCGCTCCTCGACGAACGGTCGACGGCTATCGACAATCATGACGCGGTGCAGGTGGGCATGTGCCAGATTCTCCGTAGCGGGGTGATACAGATCGCCTTGCTGGGAGATTCGCAATGTCTGGCACGTAAACCCAGCCTCCCAACTGACTGGCTCGCCCAATTCGTTTTCTAGCGCCACTGTGTGGATACCTTCGTACAAGTGGCGGTTGCCCACCACGGCCGCCGTGTACCCTTCGGGCATGTAGGCGATGGCGTAGCCCGCGTCGCTGTCGATGATTTTGCCCGATAGTGGCTGGTCGGGCGCGGCCACGTGAAAGGATTTGTTCCAAGTTAGTGCGCCAGAAGCAAGGCGTTTCATTTGCCAATGGATTAAGCCGTAGCCGTTCACAAACGGTTGGTAAATGTCAAATTCGATAGCATTGCGCGGCTCGATGTGTAAGCTACTCATAGAGTCCTCTGATGGTTAAATATGGCGCGGGGTGTTCTCCGCGCCCCTGCGCGGGCAAGGTGGCTGTATACAGGGCCGTGATGTCGCTGGCGTTGAGTTCGGCATCGAAGAATAGCAATTCATCTATCAACCCTTGTAGGCGGTTGCTGGGAGTTCCGTCGCTGCCTACATACAGCGTCCCCCCTGGGGCGGCTGTCGTGTAGTTGGTGGCGTTGCCCGCAACACCATCTAGGTACAGCTGGCCCGTCGTTCCGTTCCATGTCAAGGCGATGTGATGCCATTGATTTTGGGTTACTGTGCCGCTGGGCGTGTCGATGGATGTGCCGTTTAATTCACACTCTAAAGTGTTGCCTGCGGTGTCAATCATCAGCTCGCTAATCAGCCCGTTATCATCTACGATGGTGGGAGAAGCCCCGATACCTAAATCTAGCGGGTACACCCAGCAGGACACCGTGCCTGCGCTTTCGTTGATATACCCCGCCGAGGGCCAATTGATCTCCCCCGCCGCTTTGTTGCTTTGGCTTCCATCTGGCGAGCCTGCCCATGTTGCCCCATCATCATCACCGCTAAACCACGGGATGGCATACGCCACCCCCTCGCACCATATGGCATTGTCAAGAACAATGTCGGCGTTATTGTCTTCGACCCAAACGAACAATTGACCCGCGCCAGATGTCGCCGTATGGCTACCGTCGAGCAGGTTAACCCGCGTCCACTGCCCCACCATGTCGTCGGTCAACATCGTTTGGGATTGCGCATAAGCCAGCCCTGCGCCGCTAAAATTGTCTAGCCGCAGGCGAATGCACGCATCTGGGCTGTAGCTGGCCACGTAAACCCACACCCCGACTGACGAGCTAGTGCCCCCGCTGGTGGTCACAGATGACACGACACCATAGCGCAAACCCGATCCCAAGCTGGTGGTGGTAATGCGTTGCGCAGATGAGCCGCTTAGAATTATCGCCGTCTCCTCTGCTACCGCATTGCCCACTAAGCCGCCTGGGTTAGATTCTGACCACAGCGGGGCCGCGCCTCCGCTATATGTGCCCTCAAAGCGCGGGTTGTTTAGCAGGTTGGTCAGGGCCTCATCGACGTAAGCGGCTCGCCCCCAGCGCCCCGTATCGTAAATGATGCCCGCATTTGTGGCGGCCGTGCCATCGGCGCGGTTAAGGACGTTGCCATCGAAGGGGGCGATAAAGGGCAGGTTTGGCCAGCGTCGCCGCATGTCGTTGGGTGCGCTGGGTGTCTGGATGACAAAGCGCCCTTGGTTGTCGACGGTCAGGCTATTGCGAGGGATTAGTAAACCGCTCATTTAATCCCCCCGCCGTCGATAGATTGCTCGACCCTCAAGGTAATCGAACCGATTGCCACCCAGCGTGACACTGAGCCAGTAAAAACCCCGCTCGAATGTCCACCCATCGGTATCGCTGGCTGGCACATTGACCGACACTCGGCCGTTGGCCGCGTCAACAATCGTGGCCGTGTGTGATACTTGCGGGCTGGTGTCGCTTTCGTTTTCGACGATGGTTAACTGCACCACTGCCCCTGTATTTAGCTCGACCGCCTCGCCGCTGCCATCGAGGATTTGGGCATCAAACGAAATGGGGCGGTTCTCAAAAACAACCAAATCGCGTACAGCTGGATAGATCATGTTGTCGCTTCCTGTTGGGCCAAGAATTGGGTCAGGGTTGGTAAAGAGCGCTCGGGGGTAACTGATAGCGTATCGTTGACCACGTTGTACTGTGTCTCGGCTATGTAGAACGTGCGGAGCAAATCCACATCTTCCCCCCCCCACAGCGGACAAGTTATCAATGACCAACGTGTCATTGGCGCGGACGTAATAGAGCGGCCAGCGCGTCCCATCAGCATCGCGCACTTGGGACAGCTCGATCTGCACCCGCGGCCGCGCCGTCGCCTTGTCGGCCAGTTCAAAATCTCGCAACGTTTCCGCCTGCGCCTCTTCGCTGGTTTGTGAGCGGGTAGCCAAACGGCGCGTCAGCCCGTAATCACCCACGCTGGCCGTATCCACGGCCGTGGTGGTACGGCGCGTCTGTCGCTGTTCGTTTTGAAAGACACCATATACAGAGTTCTTTAACTCTTGGATGGTGTTTTGCAAGGTCAGGTCATCCACGCGCACATACCATGTGCGACCGCTTTCGCCGCGTGGCTCAAATTGTACGCGCCGATCTGACCACACACTCGCCACCCAGCGGTTGCCGTCGGCATCGCCCAAGCCCCCCAAATAGCGCAAGAGATCGGCCATGTTTTCGTCTTGGTAAACTTCTTGGCGCAAATCTAGCCCATTGCTCTGCACCAAGGCGGTGTCACTGTTTAATGAGCCGCTATTCACGCTATTCACCTGGGTGACCAAATCACGGATAATCAATTGTGCCCACGCGCTGGTTGTCGTTGAGCGCACCACGCGCACATTGCTAATCCGTAAAAAATCGGTTCCTGTGTCGGGGGTGTACGTGGCCCCCGCGGCGCTGGTTTGCAACGCAAAGGTCACAGCGCGGCTATTGCTGTCCAAAGCAATTGTTTGCGATCCCGTCTGGGTTCCTCCATTGCCCACGAGGTTAAATCTTTGAACCAGAATGACCAACCCGCCCCCCCATATATCGCTCGCCGTGTCGGAGACAATAAATTCCCAATCGTTGGTGGCGGTCAGGTCGTAATCAAACTCGACTTGGACAATGCTACCTGTCGCCCTGTGGGGGACATTAAAAGCCCAGCGAAACGGATTACTCGAGCTGTGTACCGTGCTGTTGGTGGGGGCAACGTATAAATCAAGTTGGTTAGAAATGGTCCATATCGGCTCGGTTTGGGTTTGCAGATTCCACACTTGCCAGCTGGACAGGCGATCATCACTCCACACGCTGGTATAAGGGACATCGTTAAACACGACCCACGCCCCCAGCGCCTCAAACTCCAGCCCAGACGGAACGATGGCGACATCTTCCATGCGCCCCTCCCAAATCGCTTCTGCGCCATTGTGAAGGGCAATATCAAGCACCCTGCGCCCATCGTAAAACGCCAGTGACTCCGAGCGCGGATAGCGCACAGTGCCACTGAGGGTGGAAAATCCCCGCTCATCGGTATTGGCACTTAGTTGATCGATTCGATAGGACCAATCATCAACCAGAACGCCATCATCAAGCACCAGCAAAGCCAACCGATTCACCGCGCCACCGTGTACCCTTTGCGCCGTGTCACCGTCACCCCCAGCGACGATGATACACCATTGCCCAACGTAAATGAGCTGTCGCCCGAAGTGGCATAAAACAGCGCACGTGCTGTGTGGCCGCAAGTTTGCAAAAAGATGTCCCCCTGACGGGCAAACCCTGGCGCATTGGTGTCTAGGGCGGTGATGGGGGTCAGCCCTTCTAGTGATTGGGGATCAATTGTGATTACGGCGTTGGCCACGTCGTTAAATGCCGACAGCCGTACAATGTTCATACAATCGACGGCGGCAGCGGTGATCACGCTCTCGATGTCGAGCGCGTCGGCCGCCAAGCCTGTTTGGGTGGATGGGGTTAGCGTCAGGCGCAAGCCAGAAGATAAGTTATTATTGGACAGCCCTAGATAGTAAATTGTCGGGTTTGTCGCTGGGGCCACAGAAAACTGTTTTAACGGGGTGTTGCGTCGCTGGTCTACGCCCAATTGCCCGTCTATCACCCATGTCTCAGTGGCCGAGTTGTTTTTGAGCTTTATAAACCAATGCCACAAAGCGACCGTACTGTCATCGCTGACGCTCTCCACATCTTGGGCTGTAATAGACGCGACATTGGGGATAAATCGAATGATCTGCCCCCCAATGGCGGTGCTGTCGGCCGTTTGTGTGCCTGTGCCCCCGTCATCAAATAGCGGCGTGCTGTCCGACGCTAGGCGCAGGTTGATCAAACTTTCGCTATCGCTGGCCGCTTCATTGGTCAGGAAGAAGTACCCCGCCGCGTTGCTGTTCGCGCCTGCGTTTTGCATGGTCAGCACCGTCCGCACTGGCGACAGATAGGGGGCTTGCCCGTAAACAAAATTGGGGAAGGTGATCAGTCCATCGACATTGGGGTGGCTGACTCCCTCGTCATCTTCTAGGGTATCATCTGGGCCGACCCACAACCCGCGCCGCCAAAAGTTGAGGGTGACATTAATCGCCAACAAATCCTTGTTTGCTTCCAACCGCTTCAACCACTCCCCATTCAATCCCAACCCGCCCGCATCGGCCGAGCGCAATATCATGACGCTAAACGGGGTAATTTCCACGCTGTCACGCGAGCGAAAGCGCCACACCACAGGCGTGCCTATTTCGGTTTGCCAGTAGCGATCTGCTTGCTCTAGCACCTCGCCCAATGCCTGCAAGGCGCTGTGGACTTCCTCGGCCGAGCCGCCCGTTATGCGGACGGGCAGCTGTTCGGCCACGTCGTTGTACAAACTGCGCCCCCCTAGCCAATTCTGTCGCCGCGTTGTCACGGCGGGCCGCCAACCAAAGTCTAGGCTATACCGCTCATCGTTGACCAAATCGACGACACGCCCCCCTAAATCGAATTCACACACGCGCCCCATTATCTTAGTCGCCTCCGCGCATCGGCTTGCTGTACGGCTCGGTTGACAAATTCCATGATGGTTTGCTCGAGTTCGTCTACACCCAGAATGGGGGCGCGTTGTTCAAAGGTGAAGTTGATCGGCTGTCCGCCAGCGGACACACCACCCCCCACACCCGCCGCGCCCGATACAGCCAAGTTGGGCAGCGGTCGCACCAACCCCGTGACCGCTTGCTCGACCATGCGCTGAGAATCGCCGATCCCTAATGCGACCCCCGCCCCGAATTGCTTACCGACCTCTTCTCTGGGTTTTCGTGCGGGCGATCTGATCTCCAAGAACCCCTTGGCTGCACTTAGGGCCGCTTGGGCCGCCCGCCGTGCCGCGTCGGCCACAAACCCAACGGCCGCGCTGATTCCGCTAGCGATTCCCTCAACAATGGCCCGCCCCACGCCAGGCCAATCTACCTCGGCGAATGTATTGACCATTTGCCCCGTCAGCCCTGAGACCAGTTGCACCAACGCAGTGGCGGCCGTGCTGAAAATCCCCTTGATGCCCTCCCACAGGCGATCAACTGCAAGGCGCAGGTTTTCCCCAAACGCTCGCCAATCCCCTTCAATGGCCGCCAACCCTGCGTCTATCAGCGCTTGCAAGATGGCGATTACGGCCCCGATGGTGTTGCTGATACCATTCCATAGCGTAGTTGCCACAGCTGTCAGCGTGGCCCCGTGCTGTTCCCAAAACTGCATCACGGCCGCCGTGACCGCTTGGATGGATTGGCTGTAGTTTTGCACAAACAGATTGACCAAGCCTGTAACAAAAGCCCATAGCCCCTCGGCAACCTGCAAAATGGCGGCGCTGTGCGTGTCCCACAGCGACAGCAATAGCCCTAGCGCCTGTTGAAAAAGCGGTACGAGAAAATCTACAAACGCCTGCGCCTGTTGGCGAATCCCTCCAAAGTTGGTAGCAAATGCGACCGCCAACAGCCCCAACGCCCCCACCAACAAAATGATGGGTGCGCTAACTGTGGCCAGCGCGGCGCTAACCACACCAAACCCTGTCACCATGGCCCCGATAATGAGCAATAATGGCCCGATAGCTGTTACCAAGCCTACGGCCCCAATGATGACCAACTGTATTTTGGGGTCTAGGCTGGTGAAGGCCATAATTCCGCGCTCGACAAAACCGATTAGCGGGTCAAGGCGTTCTAAGACCAATAGCAATGCTGGGGCCAAGGCGTTGCCCAGCCGCTCGGCTTGCACCTGAGACCTGACGGCGAGCTGTTGCATGGCAAACCCAGCCGCGTTGATCCCTTGCGTTTGGGCGTTAAATGCGTCGTCAGTGGCTCCCGCCGCGTCGGCCATGGCCAACGTCTTTTCAGTCAGTTGATCGCTCAACTGGCCGCCCAACGCCATTGCCAAAGTCACCCCCTCGATGCTCCCGATATATTTTTGTAGCGGTGTGCCTGTGGCCTCTGACGCGCTCACAATTGCGTCGATTGTTCCCTGTAGGCCCAACGTCTCGATGGCCGCTTTGCCGCTCTCAAAACCCATGTCAGCCAATAGGCGGGTGGTATCGGCGGTGGGGGCCAAGAGCGCTTGGAGCACCCCGCGCAACTGGGTAGACACTTCGGCCGCGTTGCCTGTGACACCTGTGGCCGTGGCCATGACTCCGAACAGGGCTTCTTGACTGACGGCTAGCGAAGAGGAGAGAGGAACCACAGAGCCGATGGAGGCGGCCAGCTGGGGGAAATTGGTTTGGCCTAATTGAACGGTGCGCAGGGCTAGATCGGCCGCTTTCTGCGCCGCCGCGGCTGAGGTGTCGCCGTACCCCTTGGTTACAGCTGATGTGAGGTTGATTGCGTCGGTGGTGGTACTCAAACCTGCGGTGGCGGCTCTCGCGTTGATCTCCAACACCTCTAGGCTGTCATCGGCCACGCCGAACGCCGAGACGACGTTATACAGCCCCTCGGCCATGTCGCTGGTCGATTTGCCCATCGTGACAGCTAAATCCTGCACCTGTGGCCCCCACCCCACGGCCGCTTGGGCCGCTTCTTGGCCCAAAGACGCAACATTGGCCATGCCCGTGTTAAATTGTGTGGCAAAAGCGACGGCCGCCCCGCCCGCCGCCAGTAGTGGGGCGGTTACCCGTGTGGTGAGCGCAGACCCCAAAGAGGACATCGACTGACCCGCCGCTTGGGCACTGTTGACCGCCCCCCCCATCGCTTTTTCAAATGGGGTAGTATCGCCTGTCAGTAAAACGGTTAGGGTCGTTAAAATTGTCATCGTTGTTTTGCTTTCAATGCTGCGTTATGTGCCTGTGCCCACATCAGCAATTGTTGCCGCAGGGCCTCGCCGTTTGGCTTGGCGTGCTGGCGCAAATGTTTTGGCAAAAAGTCGTTGGGGCTGTACGGTCGTGACCGTTTCTTTTGGTTGCGATTGATCTCGGCCAGTAGCGCCAACAGTTGCGCGTGCCGTATATCGTCAAACACTGACCCGAACGGCTCCGCTTCAAAATAACTGAGCCATTCGCGCCACAATCGCCCAGGTATTTGATCTAGCATGGCATCTGGGTCGAGCCACCCCAGATGTAGCGCCAGTCTAAACGCTATTTGCCGTTCTGGGCTAAAGGGGGCGCTTGTGTATCGCCCCCTTCCATGCCGCTTAATTCCAAAACCGCTTGGCCGATACGGGCCACCGCCGCGCCGTGATTGTTTAGCAACTCGATCCCATCTTCACCTATCCCGAGACCGTAAGCAGAAGCGAGCAATAACATTTCTCCTATTTTGTCTTTTTGGATATTGGCCATAGCTGATTGGCCATTGCTCGTTTGCATATTGACCATCAATGCACCAACCTGCATTTGCTCGCGGGCTGTCAGCTCGCGTATCTCGACATTGCGATCCCACGCGGGCACATGGATTGTCTTGGTCAAAAGTTGTTTTTGGGCCAAAAAGTCGGCCAATTGCTCTTTGGGGATCAATTTGTTTTCTTTTGCCATCGTACCTCCTATGGTGTGATCGTAATCGGCCCAGTGACTTTGCACGTAACCGTTGATCTCAGCGCCGCGTCTATGGGTGACTCGCGCTCGATGTTCATTACACGGGCGTTAAACGCCAACACCTCAGCCCCCCCAGGGGTGGTAATGGTCATGGCGTTTTCTGCCCCTGAGCCATTCAATGTGCGCAGTTCCTCATGGGTTGCTTCTGCTACATCCCATGTCAGCGTCACTTGAAATTCACCCGTTCTGATGATTCCCGTAGCGATGAACTCCTCATAACCGCCTGGTGAATCGTGGGCCGTTATCTCTTCCATTTCTAATTCGTTGGTGGGAAAACCGATATTTTCCCCGTTTGGTACTGTGGTTAATACAGATGCAACCGTAATTTGCCACACTACCCCCAAGCCACCACTAACAGCCATTGTTTAAATCTCCTTGTATAAAATGAGATAGTCTTGACGCAAGACAAAATTATCTGTTATTACGCCTTGGCTATCGCTTTCATTGTCCAGCCATGCCCATTGGATAGCCACCCCTCCCACTGTGCCCCGATACCCATCTAGCAAGGTGCGCCACCAATTGCCCAGCGCTTTGACGGCCGAGTAGCTGGTATCCACTAGCGAATATTGAATCCGCTTTTGTAGCAACCCTGTCGGCCCCGATTGGGCGTTAAATCGCGTCGGGGTAGAAACCACTTGATACGCCGCCGCAGGTAAAGCCACTTCTTGGGGAAAGGTCACAGGGTACAAGCGCCCCCCCAAGATGGGGGCAATGTTTATATCATTCACGATCAACGTTACTAGTGCCGACTCAATGTTATTAAACATGCGTTTTGTCCAGCGCTCTTTTGATCGGTTTACCTACCTCGGTTGTAATTTCATCGACATTTTCATCAACAGCGGGGCGCAGAAACGGCCGCGCCGCCATGCCTCTGGGGTTGGCAATGGTGGCAAACTGTTCGCCGCCAATCAATAGCGCTCGAGCTTTGCGCGGCTGTATCGTGTGCGGTTGCGTGCCCGTCTCGAAAAAGCGCCAATACCAGTTTTGACGCAATGGGCCGACAGCCGCCTTGACTCGCTTCTTGCTACGGCCGCGCAACTCGCTACCCATGCCACCCCCGCTGGGGGCCAACACGTCGGCCGCGCTTTCGATCACCGCTGCGCCTGCCAGTACGGCCGCTTCTAGCACGGCTCTGGCATTAATGTCGGCTTCGGCGAGCGCCCGCGCTAGGTTGTCGATCCCTTCGACCTCGATTTTAATGCCAGCCATCAACGCACCTCTTCTTTGCCAACCAACTCGCGGCATAGCAAAATCGTGTCCCGTTGCCGCTCCAGCGGGTTGACCACTTCCAAGATGTCATACGTGTGCTCGCTTCCTTGCGGGTGTGGGTCGTGCCACAAAACGCGCCACTCGGGTTCTACCCCTTGCCTGTAGCGTAGTCGTATCCGCGTCGTGAGCGTGGCTACGTCTTGGGTATTCTCGACAAATTCGCGGCCGCGCAATGGCTCGACGCTACCCCAGACGGTGATGACGTGTTCCCAGTAAATCTCTTCCTCGCCAAAGTTGTTGCGACGCACGTTTTTGCGTTGCAACTCTACCCTGTGGCGCAGCCATCCCACTCTAGTCATAGGTCAATACCCCCCATGCTCATAAACCGCTGGGGCATCAAAAGCGACTTGACCCCAAAGGGGGCGGTTGTGACACTCAGCCCTTGGCCCACTATGGTGCTCTCTCGGTTTTCGTA